TGTTATTTCATTTAATAATGCTTGTATATCATCTTGACTAATACTAACACCTAAGTAATCAGCTTCACGTTGTAAAATATATCTATGAGAATTAGTATCTCCTTCTTTTGGAATTTGATAAAATAAGTCTTCATATAGTTGAAAGAAATCATCAACAGTAAAAGTATCAGTTTCTTCTACAGTTTGATTTAATAATTGACTAAATTGTGTGTCAATTACTCTACCATAAGCATCCTTATTAAATACAGTTTTCTGTACTGGTATTTGAGACATTATCTTACAACTTTAAAAATGTAATCCTTATCAGATACTATTACTTCTTTAGTTGGAAGTATAGTTTTAATAAGTAATTTATAGTAACGTTCAGGTTCTAACCCGTTCATATATACATCAAAATAATTACTAACACTATCACAACTAATTTTAGTATATGATGTATCGTAATCTACGACCATTTCTTCAGTATCCAAATCTTTTATCGCCCAATATGAAGAAGTAGGTAAAGCATGTGTGTTACCATAACTTAATATAGTTCTAAATGTTGTTGGGACATATAAACCCCTAACAGCAATTCTAAAACGTTGAATTGAGTCTTGTTGATATTCTTCTTTATTATTATTAATCACAGCAGCAAAATAACTAGATGTAACTACTGTTAATGAGCCCGTGCTATATGAAAAATCATTCCATCTAATTTCTAAACATGGAGGATAAATAGTATGAGTATTTGCTGAAAAATATTTTGTTTCAAATTTAGAAGCAGTAGTAAATTCTAATGAGCTACTGTGCTTTAATATAAAACCATAGTTAGGTATAGTAGTACCATACCATGCTGCTACAGTATTTGTTACTTTCATTTCAATATCTTTAGTTGAAATGTTAGTAAATGACTGAGTTGATTGATAAGAAGAAGCAGTATACCAAATACCACCACCATCATTAGATCCAGTATAAGATCCTGTTACACCGCTAGGAAAGCTACCTTGAATCCACAAATTACTTCCTGATTGGTTTGTGTATCCCCAGCTTACTCCATCTGTAGTAATAGGTGAATTACCTAATCTACCTGTACCCTGATTCCAATTAGCAGCTACAGGATGGGCAAATATAGTATAATTTAATGGAATTTCAGAAGCGTTAGCTAAATATCCTTTAAAATAAGCATCATAAGTATTACCAGATACTTTATTAAGAATTACATCGTTTATTTGATCTGTTGGGAATTGGATTAACACACGTGATACTTCACTGTTACCATCAATAGATTCAAATGTACTTATTTCTAATATTTCATCAATACCCGTGTTTAATGTTGGGTAGTAAGAATATATAGTAGCACTTTTTTCAGGAAAAATTTTATATACCGCCATAATTAGTAATTACTACATATAAATATGGCAGTATACAATTTTGTTATGCTAACAATGCGTGGTATTCTTTGAAGTGTTTGATTCTATCAGCTAAACCAATAGTACCACCATTAACACGTCTAGTAATTTGTGTAACAACAGCGTCAGTTGCACCGCCGTCAGCTAATTTATGTAAACCATTTTTATGGAAGAACCATGCAGCTGATAATAGAGCATATTTACCTGCCACAACTGTTGGGTCTACTGTTAAATCTTCGTTGATTGATTTACCAAACGCAGTGTAGTTATCTTTACCAGTTAATTGGATATAACCACGACCACAATACTTAGCGCCATCACCAGATGCTTCAGGGCCGTTACCCATTCTACCACCGTATACTTTGTTAGCGATTTTTTCTGGTTTACGTTCGTATTGTTTAGCTAATACTTCAGTTGGGAAATATTTTTTAAAAATACCCATTAAGCCTTTAGCACTATAATTTAAGTTTTCTTTTGTTAAACGGAACCCACCAGATTCATGACCGCATTGAGCTAAGAAATGAGCTAATCGTAATGGAGTGTTGATTTGGAATTTTTCCATTACTGCTGGAATTTGGGTTATTACAGCATCAGGAATATGTCCTTTTAATTTGTCTAAATTCATACTTTATTATTTTTAATTTTTAACTTACTACTACTCTACCTTGAATATCTGTATCAGGAAATCTAATTTCAAATATGGCTGGATCTAATGAGGGGTAAATATTTCCTCTTTTAGTAGCACCCGCAATATCATATCCGTATTGGGAATAATTTCCTCCTTGTTTATTTGTAATTTCTAATTTAACTACTGATTGTACCCCTTTAACTTGTAATAATTTAGATTGTATATCAGATAAAATAATTGGTTGGTTTATTTGCCATTTATCTATATTAAAATGATCTTTCAATACAGTTATACAGTTAGTTATTACATCTTTATTAGCATATCCACTTAATACGATAATATCAAAATTAAGTCCAATATTAATATAATAAGCATCTCTAATGTTAATAGCATCAGTAACCATTCTATATTGGTTAAGATATGTTACTAAGTTTTGTTTTAATGTTGATGCTGCTGTAGTTAATTGTTTATTACTATTATACGATAAAATATATAAATCTAAAGCTAGTGGATTTGATGGATTGGTATGAGCTACGGTTTCTTGAGGATTAGTATTTAAATCTTGTGAAATATATGCTTTAGCTACAGTACCATAATCCGAAGGCATTGATAATGCTCTTACAATATAATCATCTTTAGTTACAGCTCTTAATTGAGTTGAATAAGAATATAAAGCGTTCTGTCTAATTTCATCACTTGTATCTCCGTTTCTACCACCTGAGGATGGATTAGGGTTTGATGATATTATACTTTGTAATACTGTAGTATTTAGAGCCCCACCACCACCAGGAAATGTTACTCCTGCTGTATCAATAATTGTTAAATCATTAGCAGGTACATTCGATGTAATACCACCACCTACTAAATATTTTACTGTTAAATCACCATTAGGTACTAATCCGTATTCTTGAGTAAAGAAAGTACTAGCTTCATTATAATTATTAGTTAATAATGAAATACCAGGTACAACACCAGCTCGAATATTATCTGGTGTTGGTATAATTTGAGTATCTGTTTTATTTGAAGATAAACCAGCTCCAAATTCCATCTGTAATGTATTATCAGACAAAATTCTAGAAACAAAACGTCTAGGAGTATTTTGTAACTGTAATAAATAAGGTACTTGATCTGTGTTGTATGAAGGGTTAGCTACTGATTTAAAAATAGATGTTTGAGCTAAATAAGGAACTTCATACCAATTATTACCACCACTACCAGTAACATTTAATATTTGTAATATATTATTATCAGTAATAGTAGCAGTTGCAAATTTTTGATTTGAGCCTACATTAATTGTAGTTTCTCTTATTTCTGCTGATATAGCAGGAACTGATTTTTTAAATAAATAATAGTTAGAGTCTACAAAAGTAATTTCTGTACTACCAGTATCAGTAAAATCTATTTGTTGTGTTGTTAAAAATTTAGTACCTGTTGATGTAGAAGTAATAATAGTATTTGTTGGTACTATTACTCCATAAGTAGTATAGTCTGGTGTTGTTACACCAGCATTAGTAATAGAAGGAACTAATTGATATACATCAACGGTAGTATTTGAAGCGTAAGATGCTTTAGGACGATAACCCATTACATATGCTTGTGCATACAAATTTTCTTTTTCCTTAGCGTATAATAAGAAATTTTCTTGAGTTTGAGTGTCTAGATAAAATGACATAACATCACCAACATAAGATGCCATCTCAATAAACATATTACCTGGGGTAGCTTCAGAGAAGTCATTGTATGTTGTTGGGAAATAAGTTTTGGCATACTGTTGTAATTGCGTTTTAAAGGCACCAAAATCTTTATTTAAATATGATATGTTTTTATCTTCGTTAGCCATTATTAATTAAATTGTACTGTTACTTGGTCTGGTGTATTTGATATGTTTAATACATAATCAATATTAATATCTATTAAATTATAATCTGTATTAGGAACTATTGTAATATTTGTTACTGTTACTTCAGGAACAAAAATATTTATACTGTTTGTTACACTTTCTATTATTAAAGAAGTATTTTCATCCGTAATTCCTTCAAATATAAATCTTTTTAAATCACATCCAAAAGTAGGATTCATTACACGTTCACCTATATCAGTTAATAATAAATTAACTAAATTAGATTTAACTTGATCTTTAGTTGTATATGTACTTTTAAATACTCCAGGAGCATTAAAAGGTAAAGCTACCCCAATAGCAATATTCTTTTGTAAATCTAACGGATTTACACGTATCGTTTGAGGTATAGGCATATTAATCTAATTGTCTTAATCCTGATCTGTCCATTGGTGTCATATTAGCAGCAGCGTCAGCAATAAATGCAGCAAATGGATTTACTTTTTCACCAGTAGTTTCATCAACAGCATCAATCACTTTTAATGATGATTGTGGTTGTTGAAATCCAAAGGCTTCACCCATTTTACTACGTAATGATGCTCTAACATCTGGGTTGCTAGTACCTGTCATTACATCTGCGCTAGTAAAGCTCATTGTTTTGCCTTCACGTAATGCTTTTTTCTCTTGTTTAGCCATGTGCTCTTCAAGAATGTATGGTAACTCTTCATGAATAGCATCGATTACGGCTTCTTTAATTAGTCTTTTGAATGCTTTAGTGTTCATAATTATAAATATTTTATCCTTGTAAATTTCGTTGATCAATAACTAGTTTTAATTGGTCTACTAGATCGTTCGGGTCTAATGTAAATGAAAAATCACTCTTTAATACTTCAACTCCATCACGATCAGTCGCTACGGCATAACGACGTTTATTACCTTTAACTTCAAATGCTTTATTTTCTTCTACTTTAATTTTAAATTTAAATCCTTTATATGGAGGAAAATCATCAACATTATTATATATAGACGATGTAAGATCAGCTAATTGTTGACTATCTAACCCAGTTAAATTAATATTTTTTAGTTTTAATATTAATTCATTTAATTTTCCTACTTCATTTTCTAATGATAAGGAAGCAACAGCTAATATTACATTCAATTCAGATACTAATCTATTTGCATTTTCGATAGCCTTAACAATTCTAGTAATTACATTAACAGGAATACCAATACCAGGAGGTACTGAGGTAGGGATAGGAATAGCAGACAATACAGTTACAATAGCATTAAATATGGCTAAGTATGTATTTATCTGATTTAATGTAGTTTGAAGGTTTTGTAATTTGCCAATACTGTTGTTAATTAAAGTAATAGTATTATTTCTTAAATTAGTAGCAATATTAGTAGCTTCAGGTGTGTTAGCTGTATCAATATAAGCATTTACTTGATCTACTAATTCTTCTAATTTTGCTCTTTGAGATATAATAGAAGAAAGTTGATTAGCAATTTGTAATCCTATAATAGGTGCTAATGTTTTTTTAGCATTTTTTATTACTTTTTTATTAGCATCTCTTTTTGCTTGGGTATCTCTA